CTTGATGCCGGCTTGACCTGCCGAGCGTGATCGTATGTTAATAATCCCCGCCTGGTGTGTCAACACCTCCAATCCCTTAAGTTGCTCGGCAATAACTGTAAAAGTGTAAGTATTAATGGTGTCTTTCTCAGTCTGTGTAATTTGTCAGACCATTTTGAGATCTTGAGAGGTATATAGAATGGACCTGTGACACTATGTAACCCCATGATGCCTGCAGGGACATAGTTGGTCCTGATAAGAGTTTCCAGTGAATTTGGATCTATTCCACTACCTAAGAATGCTGGTAGGGGCCTGTCTGGCTTAATACCGGTTCATCTTGTGATGAAAACCTGAATGATAACCCCTAGTTTCTGGAACGAGGAGGGTGGACTGATAATTTGGCCAGGAACACGGACAGTTCGACACCGTCTATGAATGACCGCTTAGCCATTTCACCAGTTGTCACCATCCCCACTGATTAGACAACTGACTTGGAGAGGTTTGGGGTAGTATCTAATGATTCAAGTGTACTCCTGTAGTGAGACGCAATCTTTGGACGAGCAGTTGTGATGTCAGCCCCGATTATAACGTAATCCTAGAAGAGAACTCTAAGCCCTGACCACTTGGTGGCCACCTGTGCGATAATATGATATAATAAGTCGAAAACCACGGATGAGGATTTGGCCCCCATAGATTGTCCTACTTTGTACCATCTAGAAACCCCATCTGTGGGGCGGATGGTCTACTAGTCAGAAAATTTGTCCAGTTTTCCACCTTAGGCTGTGAACCGATAAAGATCCCCAGGACCCAGGTCTGGAATGAAAGTGGGATACAGTCTGTAATGGCGCTCAAGTCATAAGAGTAGATTGGTAAACCCCGTGATGCCCAGAGTTATACTTGGTCAGAGGCCTTGTCCTGGTTGTGTACAGTATTAGGGCCTAGAGATGACGAGTGACGACCTAGGGCTTTGTGTAACGGATCTGGCAGACGTTGAGTGTAGTAGTTCAGGATATCGACTATTCTGACCTTACCACTCAGCTCCTGTATTGTGTGTAACCTTGATGTGACCAGCGTTGCATCCAAGTTATCTATTGCTCTACTCTTCTGGGCCATAGCCATTTGTAACAGGTTAAAGAAGAGAGGCATCATACTCATGTCACGGCATAGTTCAGAGGAATAGGACATTATTTTGTCATCCTTGTATATAGCATAAGTATTGCCACCCAGGGTCCGTGTGGCTGAACTGTTTGGGCCTGTCTTCTTGGTTACCACGTGCCCCCACCGACGTACTTCACCTTCGACAGATTCAATTACCCCGGTAGGAGTGGGAGGGAATAGTCTGATAGTTTCCGAGACCTCCTTCTTGATTGCCCCCATATTGGCTGTAGATGCTGATTCCCCCGTGATATTGTTGTAATTGGGGGCGGCAGGCAAGGAAATGACCCGTGACGAGTCCAATACAGCTAGTATGATATGATCGAATGTGGCCGAGTCCTTAGCTATCTTCACTGTCCCGTACAGTTTGTACTTAAGTTGTAGCATCTTGGAAAAGTGTGAGTGTGTCACAGTATATGACATCTTGGATGAGAAAGAGAATGACCCCTTAAATCCCGCTAGTAGTGGTGCCCCCCTTAAAATCCCTATAAAGTAGGTTCTGAATTCTTTCAACTCCTTGATTGGCTCTACTGATAAGGACCGGATCCGGTCATTACATAGGCCATGGAAGACGATATACTACTGGCTATTTCTGGGCCCCCTCTAGTCATTGGCGAGTTTTATGTGGCTGGTTAGCATAGCGAGTAGGATAGATAAATTCTCCGTTATCGTCTTAAGATGATCGACTACCCCCGGGGCTGGTGGCAGATTTGGTATGTCGCGGAACTTAACAAGCCCCGATGTAGCGTAAAGATAGGTGATCCGTAACGAGGGTGTTAGAAGAGGGAAACTCCGAATTAAGTGGAAACGTGAACTACCAAAAGATACTCGAAACGTGATGACATTGTAAAGTTAACAACCTTTGATCTTTCCCCTATCTGTGACGGAGGTAATTGGGTTGGCCCAGTCTTCACCGGGGAATTGAGACCTCTAGATGTATACCCTGGCTCTGGGTCTCGACAAGGTGGGTATGACCTTGTTGCTCTCTGGATCTCCTCCTTGGTCGGTGTCCCCAATCTCCCAGGTCTTACTCGTACTTACATGAGAGTAGGTTGGTAGAATCGTGTCCAGTTTTGCAGGATTGCATAGACCATGCAAGCTGTATCAGGACCAACTCTCTACCAGACTTAAACCCATGCTAGACGATAATCCTAAGAGTGGGTTACACATAGGATGCAGACCTATCGTTCAGGTCCAATAGACTATTGCCCTACGAGGTTAGTAGGCTCAGACCCAACAAGAGTAGAAGGCTAGTCGAATTTACCTTTCCTCTAGACTGAGACAGTATCCCTACGTAGAGTCACCTGAATTACGCGGTCTGGCACCGAAAGAGCCATGTGCACG